TTTAGATACCAGCGTAGAGCAAACTACCTCAGGAAGCGGTGGTACTCGGTCAAGGTTAACGGTAGATGCTCATTACCATAATGGAGTGGCAGTATTTGACTTAACCGAGATTATGTTCCCCGGCTGTCCGTCCTTTAAAGATGTGGCTGTGAACGTGACCGACCTGTTAACTGCTAAAGATTCAAGGTGGGGTCCTATCTTAACTCAAATAGCTAAAAAGTATTCCTCGGGTACTTATGGATATGGGCCATATATGCAGAAGTATGGTGATACAGCTTACTACATTGAAATCTATCCAAACCTCTTTACTGCAAGTGACCTGGAATCGTTCAGGGTAACGGTATCCGGAAACAATGGTACTTCTGGCAGTGATTTAAGGGCTTATAAAGTACAACTTACCTTTGTAGTGGATGTTGGAAAGGATACTCTTAACAATGATGCGCGCCTACTTTTGGCATGTCTTAACAATCCTTTCAAATCTAACTATTAAACTGAACCCTAGTTGAGTTGGTTAAGTGGGGCTGGAGTGAGGTTAGAGATAACCTTGCTCTGGCCTTTTTCATTGTTTAAGGTCTATGGCAGCTTGTTCTAAGATCTTCTGTATAGTCTTTCGCATTTGAGAGAACATGTTGACTGCAAACTTATCCCGGGGCAACTCAAAGTAATCAATCAAGTGAAGGATAGATAACTTACCGTGGGAATCCTTGATACGAGCCTCAAACCATTTGGGAGGTTCTAATTGTATTTGCATCACCAGGTATTCATCCGGAGTAAGATGCTCTTTCATATACTTATGGAATCTTTGAGATTGCTCTTCTTTAATTTGAGTCTCTTCGGAATCATCCAATAACTCTTTATTATTATCAAATAGAACTTCGAAAGAAGTCAACTCTTGATTGAACTCAGCCTGTTTGGTATAAGCATTCCGAAGCAACTTACTTTTATAAGTTTGCAAGGAAGATAAGAGAGTTGCCTTTAACCTCTCTTCATCATATTCGTCTTGGTATTTATTAAATACATACAAGAACTTATCCCAGAAAAAAGAGTTAATTATATCGGGAGTAAGATTGAATCTTCTGGAATCCACTCCCCTTGTCAGCCTACGGATTAAAGGTTTGCAGGTTTTATACAACCTATTAAACAATTCCTCATCATAGGGTTTTAATTCTGTTAATCTGTGTAGTTCACTTCCGTTGTTGCCTTTCATAGTAGTAAAGTTATTTAACAATGCAAATATAATATAATAAGTAACCACTTGTATGAATTTTTATCAAAATATTTCACCGTCTGTGTTCAAGTTAGTTCAAAGATGAGCTCAGGGAACTATATTATCTAGCAGATACTATTGGTTATACACTTATGAATATTATATAATATATGAAACAAAATAGGGTAAAGAAAAGGTTAAACTCCTGTAACAAGTTCACATTCTCTATTGAGTTTCAATTGGAAGTACTCAGGTTTTTAATACAAGGGAAGGAATCTCTCTTGTATGTTCAAAAGATAAAACCCGGGTACTTTACTTTGATTGAACACTCGATAGTGGTAGAAGCCTTGGTAAAGTTCGTAAAGAAATATCAACGAATCCCAAGTGAGGTTTTAATGGTAGAGCAGGTAAAAACTTTATTGGAAGGTAGGGATTATGTAGACTTGGTTACCAAGGACGACATCCCCAATATTCATAAGTTAATATCCGAGCTTTATAATAAGCCTTTGAAGGACGTAGATATCGTATTAGAGAACATTCATAAGTTCATTGCTTATATCGAATTGAAGGCTTTGAACGAGAGTATGGACTTCTCTGATTACAATTCATACGAAACTTATCAAGCTAAGTTAACCAAAATACTCCAAAGTTCAAAGCCTCAGAAAAAAGATGAACCATTACTTATGGTTAGTGGAGTTGCAATGCGTCAGCTTATGAGAAAAGTTGACCCGGATGTAGTACCTACTCCTTTCTGGCAATTAAATAGATTGGGTAATGGGGATGGCTATCCTAAGAATTCTCTATTCGTTTTAATTGACCGACCTAAACGGAGAAAGACATTTGCTCTCATCAATATTGCAAGAGGTTATCTGGCAATGAAAAAGAATGTTCTTTACATTGATACCGAGAACGGTAAGAATCAGTTAATGGACCGTATGATTCAGTCTACTCTTAACAAAACTAAGAGAGAGATGTTAACTGGTGATTACGATAAGATGGAGCAAAGGCACATGCGTAAATATAAACGTTTAGGTGTAGAGTTTATAGTCGAACGTGTACCTGCAACCATTGCTGATTGTAATACCATTATGAACTTGGTTAGGAAATTGGAAACTGAGAAAGGTATCAAGGTACATGTCATCATGATTGACTATGCTGCAAAGTTAGCCTCTATAGCCAGAGATAGAGATGATGTGGAACGTATCAACAATGTATATATAGATATAGATAATATGGGTGATGAGTTAGGGCTTGATGCGGTATGGACTGCCCAACACGTTACCAGAGAAGGTGCTAAGCATCAAGAAACCAAGTACGAGGATAATGATATCGCATCTGCTATATCAATCGTAAGGAATGCAAAATGTGTCATGGGATTAAACTCTACTCAAGATGAAGAGGAACATAACATTATGAGAATGGAAGTTGTAGTTCAGAGGGATGGAGTTCCAAGTGGTAGGGTAATGTTTAATATGGACCCAGAAAGACAACGTATGAAAGAGTTCTCAAAAGAAGCTCGGGCAAAGTATGATGAGTCCATAGGTAAACAGGTAGATGACTTACTTAAGAAAAGGAAAAGGGTAAGCAATCCCAATGCAGACCCAGAAAAGAGAAGTAAAACCTCAGGAGATATTTAGATAAACCTTAATAATTAAAATTGTATGGCACGAGTTATCGATTCTATGGATTTAGCTAAGTTTGGAGAAGGCGTTACATATTGTAACAAGTGTAAAAAGGTAATAGTCTTCAATAAGAAGGAAATATTTTTAGACTTAAGCTATGGTCCAGGACATGATGGAGAAGAAAGTGTTAGATGTCCTCAATGCAATTCGGTATTACATGTAGGAAAGTTTCACGCCACTGAACACATGTAATTATGGACATCCGATTATTAAAAATATTTCGGAGGAGAGCTTCAAAGGAAATCTGTATCAGAAGACAACCTGGTAAAAGGTACGAGATAGTATGTCCATCTGAGGATGCTCCATTAGGGTATTTCTTTAGAGATTGGGTACCTATCAACTCTCAGCTTGCCTCAGTAACTGGGGAAAAGGTTACCCCTAACGGCAAAGACTTTCACGATAGGTCTTTGGGTTATAGGTCCGACTGTTGCGTACCTTTTAAGAACACTTTCTTAAGGCTGGAAGAAGCCAGGGAAGAGTTGGTAAAGATAAGAAGAGGTTACATAATTCATCACTTGGTTTCGGAATTATGTAAAAGACTACCAGTTAGATAACAACTACCCGGCTATGGTTTACATGGTCGGGTATTTTCGTTGATAATATGAAACTCAATAGCAATATCAAAGGTGTTAAAGTAAAGCCTATACCAAACTATCCAGAATATTTGGCTTCATTCGACGGTAGAGTATATTCCACTAAATTACATAGATGGCTATCTACTAACCCTCATAAGATATTCGGATATTTACAGGTACATCTAAGAAAAAAGACACATAGATTGAATAGGGTTATAGCTACAACTTGGATACCTAATCCCGATAACTTACCATGTGTAGGTCATAAGGATAATAATAGAACTAACAATAGAGTAGAAAATCTATATTGGTGTACTCATAAAGAAAATACTCAACAATGTATAAGAGATGGTAGATTCAAACCCAGAGGTAAAACTCCTTTGAGTATAGAGATTAGACGTAAAATAAAAGCCGAATACTTGAAAGGAAATACCACTCTACAAAAGTTAAGCCGTAAATATGGTAGAGCACATTCAGTTATTAGGAGGATAGTATATGAGACTAAATAACCATACTAAAGGTCGTTTACATGAATATTTTAGATATAAGTTGAAGGCCTTTGACTACAGACACTCATGGATGAAATCTGACTGCCCGTATTGTGGCGGAGAGAAGAAGTTCGGTATCAACCTTTCAAATAATAGGTGTAATTGCTTTAAGTGTGGTGAGCATCCTTCTCCAATAAGCCTGGTAATGTATCTGGAGAATACGGATAGTTTTCATGAAGTACTATCTATACTTGAATCAGGTGATTATTCTGGATATGTTTTCAAGGAAGAGAAGGTTGAGTTAAAAGGTAAGAAGGAGTTCTTTCTTCCCGATGGCTTTAAGAATATATCCATGGGCACCTCTCTATTAGCAAGGTCAGCCAGGAACTACCTTAAGAAACGTGGGTTTAATATAGAGGAGTTAGCTCGTAAGGGATGGGGATACTGTAATACTGGAAAGTATCTCGGATATATCATTATACCATTCACGGAGCATGGGCAATTAACTTACTTCAATGCCAGATTATATATGGGCGCTGGTCCTAAATATAACAACCCAGAAGTAGATATAACTGGCTTGGGAAAGAGTTTTATTATATATAATGCAGATGCTCTAGAAATATACCGAACCGTTTTTATTTGTGAGGGTGCAATCAATGCAGAAACCCTGGGAGAGAATGGGATTGCAACCGGAGGTAAAGCTATTGCAAGATATCAAGTAAATCGCCTAATCAAAAGCCAAGTAGAGAGATTTATCATATTGATTGACCCTGATGCTAAAGATAAGTCATTGGACTTGGCATTCAAATTAGTGCCTTTCAAAAAGGTAAAGGTGGTATTCCTACCAGATAATGAAGATGTCAATTCTTTGGGTAAGCGTAGGACTTTAGAATATGTACGAAAGACGACATATCAGACTTATCAAGAACTTTTAACTATAAAATCAGAATTGAAATTGTGATGGCAAAAAGAGAACCTTCTATACATATATCAAGGGTTACCTTTTCACGGATATTCAAAGAAGTGATGGGCAGGTCTCTTGGTGATAAGTTCATCGATGAATTCTTCTATAAGGCAAGGCAATCCTCATTAGACCATCGTTCAGTGGTATGGGAGAATAAAAAGGTACAAACCCAGGCTATTCGTAGAGCTTCTGGAAGTATAGGGGATGCAAACTTATTAGCAGATATCATCTATTCCACTAGAGTTCAGCTCAAACATATAGGAGTAACCAAGATAAAGCAAACTGATGCGCAATGGGCATCAGTTAAAGAATTGGTACCTGTTGTAAATGAATTCTGTCAAAAGTTTGGATTCGAACCTCGTCAGGGATATATAGAGTTTGTAACTACTGGTATTAAGCTAATGTCTCAGGCAAAGAGGGTGAACTATAACTTCTGTGCTAATTGGTTACATCAGAGAGTGAATTGGATTATGGATGTATATGAGGCTGAAAAGGAAGTGAAGGAAGATAAATATCCCAAATTCACTCGGGAAGTATATGAACATTATACTAAAGAGATTCTCGATAGAGTAGGTATCAATAACACCTATGACAAGAATCCTCAAGAGTACGTATGGTTTGTAAGAGCAAGGAATCTTGCAGATGAGATTGGTATTGACTATGAAACATTTGTACAGGCTCAGTTTTATGCACTCGAGTTCTGTAATGGTATACCTAAGATAGAGGACCTATCAAATGATAAGGCTCGTCAAAGGGTAATAAATTATATGGCCAAGTTCAATATTGTATCACGTCCCAAAGTTGATAACACCAACTGGGATGATTTTAAGAAATAAGTTTATGAAAAAGAAGATTGATGGGAAAGTTATAGCTTTCTATGTTATTCTGTCAGGTATTATTGTAATGGGGATTTTATTCCTTGCCTATCTCTTCATATTAACTCTACACTCATGATAACTATCACCATAAAGAACTGTAATGTTTGTGAAATTTCTGGCCCAGCTAAGTTCACAAATAAATTATATGAGATGTTCCGGATTAAGCATCCGGATGCTTGGCATATAATGATGTATAGTAGGGCAAAGAATTGGGATGGGTATGTAAAGTATATCTCGGATTATGGGCAATTCAAGATAGGCCTTTTGAATAAGGTTTATAATGAATGCCTCAAGATGGGTCAAAAGGTAAAAATTATAGATAATAGACTCCCGTTAGGAATTAAACCAGTAATTCCAACAGTTATGGGGGATAAAGAATTACGGGAAGTACAAAGGGAAGCTCTAGAAAAGATACTGTATAATAAGGTTGGAAATACTCCTTTCCTTATTTGTGCATCCGACTTGGCAGTTAACTTCGGAAAGACTTTGGTGTTCTGTGGATTGCATCAAGCATTCAAGAGGAAGTTGAAGACTGTCTTGCTGTTGAATAGTGCAGACTTATTCAAGCAATTCAAGAAGGAGATTCCAGAGTTACTACCTGGAGAGAAGGTAGCATTTATCCAGGGGAGTAAATGTAGTGAGTGGGGCAACTTTAACGTTTGTATGGTTCAATCTCTGGCAGGCAACATAAACAGGTATCAAAAGTTCCTTTCGGAAATAGACATGGTACTTATAGATGAGGCTGACGTGATTGACAATAAAACTTATAAGACAGTAATACAACATCTGTATAACTCAAGAGTACGAGTGGGATTGAGTGGTACCCTTTATATGAGTGAGCTCAAGAAGAAGCTGGTTCACAACATGAATATCATGTCATTTATTGGTGATAGAGTAAACCAGGTGAAACTGGCTGAGATGATTGATAAGGGGTACTCTACTCCCATTATCTGTAAGTTGGTATATGCCCATTACAAGTATACCAAAGATGAAGATTATCCCACCGAATATAAGGAAGTGATATCTGACAATGTAAAAGCTTGGCGATTGTCTTTGTCTCGTACTAAGTATAACATCCGACGAAAAAGATTGCCGGCACTCATTGTATGTAAGTTCATTGGTCATTGTGAAAACCTTTACAGGTATTATGTTAAACATCTCGGGAATCAATACAATATACAATATGTCCATCACAAGACAAAAGGGCGAGATGAAATTCTACAAGCTTTCAGAGAGGGGAAAATAGATATACTAATCGCTACTACGATTATTTCTAGAGGTCAAAACTTCCCTGAATTGAAATATCTGCAGAACACAGCCTCAATGGATTCTAATGAAAAGTCATTGCAGATATTGGGCCGACTTGCAAGAACTCACATGAACAAAAAGAAAGCTTATTTGGACGACCTTCAATTCCCCGGTAATTATCTAAAGAGACATGGTAACCATAGACGAATGTATTATCAGAAAGAAAAATTAAAGGTAATCAGAGTGGAAGGGTAATACGCATATATGCGCACGTATATGCACACACTTATAACTCTATTAGTATTTAGTATAACTAAATACTAATAGAGGTTTATATAGCTAAAGCTATATAAACTTATACTTAACTTACTTAGTAAGTATTAACTTAAGCTAAAGCTTTAAATGAGCACGCACGCGTATAATGGTGAACCAGAAAGTTAGTGCATATACTATTCTACATCAATGACACTGAAATACATATTAACTATCACTTGATATCAAACTATCAAATATATGGCGAAGAAAAAGAAAGACAAACTTAAGGAAGTAAGAAAGGAGTTAGAGACCGGGGATATTCTTGAACCTATAGACATCACCAAATTAGGTTCAGGTAATGACCCTTGCTTCGGTAAACACTATGACCTTTCAACCAAGGAATGTAAGATGTGCGGAGATTCAGAACTCTGTTGCATTAAGTTCACAGCTCTTATGGGTAAAACCCGTAAGGAGTTGGAAGCAGAGACTCAGTTCAAGGATTTGGAACCTCTCATAGATATGGAAGGTTGTAAAAAGTATTATCGTAAACTGGTAAGGGAAAAACTCGGTAAGAAGGAAATACTCGATAAGCTTCAGAGTAAGTTCGAGTTAACCCGTAAGGAAGCAAGAGATTTATATCGTAAATTTAACAGTAAATAACATGGTTCAATTAGAGTTTACAAAGATTCGAGAGGTTAAATCCCCTAACCGAGCAAATGACGGGGATGCCGGGTTGGATTTCTACATCCCTCAGTTATCTGACCAAGATATTCTTAAGGTTGGAGAGAAAGGTGAAAATGACTTTTCTGGTATCAATCGGAAGATGTTTGGTAAAGGTTACCTCAAACTGAAAGGGTTGGGTACTGAAGATGTACATGTAGTAATTAAACCAGGTGGAAGACTTCTCATTCCTTCTGGTATAAAGGTACTTATCAATCCAAAAGAGTCCATGCTCATGGCAGCAAATAAATCCGGGATTGCAACCAAAGAGGGTTTATCATTCACTGCCGAGATAGTGGATAGTCCATATACTGGTGAAATGCACATCGGTATTCACAACGGTTCCCCCGAAGAGGTTTGGATTCCTCTGAACCAAAACAATAAAATAATGCAGTTTATACATGTACCAATTATACTTTCAAACCCGGTAGAGATTACCAATGAAGAGTATGACGAGAAAGCTAAGAATTGGGGAACTCGAGGGGATAAGGGATTCGGTGCTCACGATAATAAGTAAAAACCATGGATATGGTAAAGATAAAAGAGTTACATGTAAAAGGAATAAGTGCTAGAGAAATACGTAACAAGTACTTTCCTAATGTATGCGAAGAAACTATACGAAGGACAATTAACCAAGGTTTAATCTAAAAAATACCCGCTTTGGATTCACGTGATATAAAGAAAGAACCGGGAAATATTCCCGAACACAAGTATCTAGAAGAGATATATCAAATGCAAAAGAACCTCTTGTCTGGGTATATAGGCATAGAGGGGCTACCACAGTATCCGGTAGACATCAATACAAAGGCTTCTCAAACCCTGTTAAAGGACTTTACTGCAAGGGTTATAGAGGAGTTATCAGAAGGCTATGAGTCCTTCGAAAATGTAATGGACTTATTCGAGGCCAACCATTCAAAATTGGTACAAACCCATGGTGATTGTATAGAGTATACGGAGATACTCAATCACTTACAGAATGCTAATGAAGAGAATGCAGATGCTATCCACTTCTTTATCGAACTTTTGATATATGCCAATATCCAACCAGAGGATATTGTGGCATACATGGTGAAGTGGGTAAAGGATAATCGTTGTCCTCAACCAGTAGTAGATTCTCTCAACAAGAACTATAAAGATATCCTGCGTACAGCCATGAATCTCGGGGTAATGTGGATAATGGACAAGGGAGATATCGGTGTTATCTCCCACAACAATGCCACAGACCTTATCAAGTGGTACGAGAACATGGATTCAGAAACACATCTGGACTATAACACAAAGTTACTCGAGGGAGGTAGATACTTCAATCATGTAGAGTACTCAGTAAACTACCCATACCTGTTATGGAAGATAACTCACCACCTTAATATAGCCAGGAATTTCCTGAAGAACAAACCTTGGAAACAATCTCAGGTAATGACTCAGGAGTTAAAGTATCAGGCTGAGTTGGTGAAGGCTTTCATATACTTCTGTGGTTATCTTGGATGTATAGGAATGGATTCTAAGGAAGTGTTCTATATTTACTTCAAGAAAAATCACATAAACCTGTTCCGCCAAAAATCTAAGTATTAGTATTAGTATGAATCTTATAAAAACTAAGAGCCCAATAGAGGCTTGGGAGAAGATACTCGAAAACTTCTTAATCAAGAAGACCGAGTGGTTCTGTGAAGGAGTTGGTTACAACCTAACCGACTCTCTATTTACTTATGACTTAATGGTAGAGATAGCAGAAGCTAAGTTCGACCCAAACTTCGACTTCGGTAAGATGTTTGGGTACACCATGACAAAGTGGACAGGTTTAATTACCAACTACTTGGATTTGGATGTACTTGACCAAGCTAAGTTGATGATAAGGAAGTTAGAAGAGAATAAGACCGTAAACAGGAATTATCACATAGGCTTCCATTTTGCCGATAATCACGGCAGCGGTAGGGGATGTTTGGTGGGCGGTATATTCTCTCGTAAGATAGGGATTGAAAATCCCGAGATAACCGTGATACTTCGCTCATCAGAGGTGGTTACACGATTGCCAATAGATATTCTCCTATTCTGTCGTATGGGACAGTATATCTACGGTCATGATAACTTCTCGCTAAAATTAGTTATCAAGGCTGCTTGGGCAAATGATACTACAATCTTGTTGTATCAGAACCGAAAAGATATCAAGGAGTTCTTGAAAGAGAACTGTGATGATGAAGCTCGTAGAAAAAAGATACGTAAGTCTCTCAAGAAACTAATGACAAGCGATGAAGCTGGTTATAAAACATACGGTAACAATTTCAGAGCTTTCAAAGTATTAAGGAAAGACTTGGGATATAAGCAGAAGTCCATGTTGGCATCATCTTTAGAGATTGGTGATTGGGATGGTATTCCTTTACCAGAAGTATGCCCATCTATACTTAAGCGAAACACTATAAAGAAGACATACTTAAAGTTCACTGAAAAGTACGGACTTAAGCTAAAGCTTGAAGAAAGTGGGGAAAGGAAAAAGAAGAAACTAATCTCGTTCTCCTCACCAGACGAAGATGATATGGATGATAATGAATCAACTGTAGAATCAGATGAGTAGAGTAAAGGTAAAGAATAACCTGTTAATGTTCAAGAACAGCATGAAAGCTTGGGAAGGACTTAACAGGTTATTCCTGTTCAATACGCTTGGTTTGGATATAGAAAGAATTGGTAAAGCTCAATACATAAATGATTTAGTCATTAGTATTAAAGAACCTCTGGTAGACCCCGAATTTGATTTTGGTAGGCATTTCAATTATACCATGTCAAAGTGGAAGTCATTAGTGGCTAACTATGTTGATGAGAATAGTCTTTCATTACTGAGGCTGGATGTTATAGAGGCTATCAACAATAGAAAGATATTCAACATAGGCTATCAGTTTAATAATAAACATGCCCACGGAAAGAATTGCCTATTATCCATGACTGTATCTAAAAAAGCGGGTATGGATAACCCCATGATAACAGTATTCATGAGGGCATCCGAGGTTACTAAAAGGCTGATATGTGACCTACTCCTTATTCAACGTATGGGAGAATATATATTCGGATATGGGCAGAAGTTTCATGTATCAATACATTTCAGTCAGATATTCAATGATGATACTGTACTTCTTATGTACCATGTCCATGAAGACTTACTTAAGTTGAGTGATAAGCTTGGTATATACGACGGTAATTGGTATGACAGGTTGAAGTATCTGCTTGAGGTGGACCCTGACAAAATAAAATATAAGGTACATAAAAGAGCAATAAAAGTATTAAGACCCGAGCTTTTCAAATATCCTAAGACCTTAGCTAAAGACTGTACTCTTGGGAGTGAAGACTGGTTACCGTTCTAATATAGGGAAGTCTATTGAATTGCAAATATCAATGCAAGGAATATAGAAGTAAAGAAGTCTCCCTATACAAGTAAGCTTGGTGGAGATATCGATATTACCTTTTCTACAGATATTGAATGGCTATTTAATACCGTTGCCAGTATAAGTAGGAAGGATTTAAGACATCTTAGAAGAAAGATAAGGAGGTATATCCATGAAACAAGAGAGGAAAAGTAATCCATACTTTGGTGTAGAAATATCCAGGAGCAAGTATAAAAATGGGTATGATAGAGATATTGAATTATCTATATCTACTAACGGTTATCACTGGATAGGATTGCCAAATATGAATATCCAGGACCTGAAAGAACTACGAAAATCTATAAGAAAATATATTAAAGAAAACAAACAATGAGAATATATTCGAACCCCTATGAGTTAATGTCAGAGACGGCAAGAAACTTATGGGAAATGGGTAATGAGGTAAAACCCCGTACCTATCAAAACAAGGTAATAGAAGGCAATGATGACTTCATTACAAAGGAACTCATCTGTGAGCAGTACTGTTTAACTCACATGGAAGACCCAGCTGCACTTTTTGTATTCACTAAGTCCAAAGATTGGGCAGAGGCAGAATTCGAAGAGAGAGTATGCGGTAGGATGGAAAATCCAGGTAAAGCATGGGAACTCCGTAAAAACGTTTGGGAAGAGTTTTTAGTTGGTGGGTTCTTTGACTATACCTATGCAGAACGTATGAACGAGACCGTGTCATACAAAGGTAAGGCATTCTCAAAACTCGAAGCAGTAATAGAATTGTTAAGGAATGACAATGATACAAGAAAAGCCATATTAAACATATATGGTGAAGTCGGTTTTGATGAGGACTGCGATTCAAACTATCTCGGTGGAGAAAAGAGAATACCGTGCTCCATGTATTACGACTTCCTCATCCGAGAGAATGCCCGAGGAGAAAAGCAACTCAATATATGTTATCACCAAAGGTCTTCTGATTTTGTAACCCACTTCGGTAATGATGTTTACCTGGCATGGAGACTCATGGAATATGTAGCTAGCGAGGTGGGAATCAAGCCTGGATATCTCTATCATACTATTGATAGTTTGCATAGTTATAAAAAAGACTGGGTGAAACTGAAGACCTCAATCCAAATCGAATTGAGATAACCTCAGAAGGTAACGGTATAATTGGAGGGGGATTGTTCTTTTCTGTAACCATGAGATTAGTAGTAAAGTTACTGTTACCTTCACTCGGACCCATAGCTCAGTTGGTTAGAGCAGCGGACTCATAATCCGAAGGTCGGGGGTTCAAGCCCCTCTGGGTCCACAAGATGAATCTTTATTTTGCGCTGTGGACAACGAGTCCTGATTTACCCCGGGTATCCGACTGTAGGGATATAGACTGATACCCATTTTTATACGGAAGTAGCACAGTCCGGTTAGTGTACTTGCTTTGGGAGCAAGGGGTCGCAGGTTCGAATCCTGTCTTCCGTACAAGGGCTATATGCTGGGTCATAACCGGAGATACGACCTCCAGCTAGCAATGGGCAATAACCTGGTACGAGATACCAAAAGCTCATAATTAAAGTCGAAGGCTATAGCCCTTGGAGATGAGCGAAGAATAGTACCTCATCTCCCCCTTTGTAAAGGCTCGGATGGAGAAATAGGTAAACTCATCAGATTTAAGCTCTGACGGTCATTGACCTTGCGGGTTCGATTCCCGCTCCGAGTACAAAATACCTTTAACATAAAATACCTTTAACATGACAATCACATTCAAAGATTACCCTTGCGGTACAATTTCATTAGGTACTTCAGTAACAAGAATACCTAATTCATATCGGATTAAATAAATCCAGGATATGGAAGATATAATCAACCGTTCTAGAGAAAAAGTAAATAAAAGTCCAGCATTCCATACGTTTGCAATAAATAAAAGAACTACAGCTGGTATGATTATTGAATGGCGAGCCCATAATATGCTATATGCACTGCATATAAAAAGGAATAGGACTCGAACGGTTGACCTGGATATAAATGAACCATGGTACCGTAAAGTAGGATATTTGATATTATCAACACTATATTTAAGATGGTAGAAATTACTAACGTAGATGTGTATGACTTAGAGAAGTCAATTATAGCATGTAGAAATGCTATGCGCACAGAACCAGTATTCCCCGTAGACATGGATGTTTGGGGACATCCAATTTATGAACAGAAAGAGTGGGATGATTCGTTTAAGAGGGCCGTTAACTTGGCCAAATCCCCATCTAACAGTGGTCACCCTAATTTCTTAACCGGGATAAGGGTATCATTTGATATTCTATACCCAAACTACTTTTCACCCGAGTTACAACGATATCATTGGATAGACATTATAACCTCATCTTCAAAGATGCACAGGCTAGGTGAGATTGTAAAGAAGGAGTCATTCAATAAGTATGTAACCCCAGAGGTAGTAGCCATAGTTCAGGACTTGGCAAATAAGTTCATAGAAGACCCAAGCTATGAGAATCGTATCAAGCTGCTGAGTAATTGCCCTTTAGGGATAGAATTATTCATGAGGGTAAGTACCAACTATATGCAACTCCGGAATATATACCATCAGAGGAAAGACCATCGTCTGAGAGAGGATTGGGGAGCATTCTGTAAGATGATTCAAGAGTTACCATTCTTCGAAGAGTTCATAAACAAGTAAGGTATGCCACAAAGTTACGAACATGTAAATCATCCTAAACACTATAATAACTACAGTGTAGAAGTTATAGATATGATGGTATCTATCTATGGAATAGAAGCAACTGCTACATGGTGTGAGATGACTGCTTTCAAATATCGCATGAGAGTAGGTACCAAACCTGACAATCCTGTAGAACAGGACTTGGATAAAGAGAGATGGTACCTTAACAAGGCAAAAGAATTAAGGAGTAAGCTTGAGTAAAATAAAAGGGACAGTATATTGTGAAAGGTATACTGTCCTTCTTGTCGAAGAAGCTGAAGAGATATCTACAGAGATATGGTTTACTAAAGAACTATTGCATACTACAAATATTTATATTAAATACCACAGATGGAGTCAAGATATGCTATACTAAAGAGTTTCTCACAAGTCAAGCGGCTTGTGAAAGCTTGTTTAAGAACTGGCATAGCTTCCGTCGACTTCGAGACAAATGCTGAAGGTATCTATAACAAATCTTTCAAACCAACCATCCTATCAGTAACTTTTCAGGTAGGTTCTGGTGTATCAATCCCTTTATGTCATCATGAATATAACAACCCTCGTTGGAAACGTTGGTTAAAGTATTTTGGTAGGCATGTGATTGAAAATCCTAAAATAACTAAAGTAGGATGGAATCTGAAGTTTGACCTTCAGATATTCGAGTTATTTGGGATATATGTTAGAGGTACTGTTCTGGACGGAATGCTTATGAAGTATCTCCTAAATGAGGAGAAACCTAATGACCTGAAATCAATGGTTAGAAGGTATCTACCAGAACACGGGGATTACGAAAAGTCGGATAAGTTTGATAAGATACCATGGGACAAGAAACCATTGGAACCCTTATGCAAATACGGTTGCCAGGATACGGATTATACCTTAAGATTATCTATGTTCTTTGAGAGCAAGTTAATTGAGATAGGTATGTATCCATTATTTAGGCATTTGATAATGCCAGCATCCAGGGTACTCCAACATGCAGAGAAAACTGGGTTATACCTTGATAGGGAATTCAATCAGGAATTGCTTGAATCTTACAAGCCAAAGATTGACCAAGCAATTAGCAGTTGCTTGAATCTTACACGAGTAAAGAAATTCTCTAGATGGCTTACCGAACAGAGAATAAGCAAATACCTGGAGTCCATAGAAAGTGAACTTGAAGATATGGATTATAGAGACCCTGCAAATAAGAGGAAGATAGCAAGTAGGGAACAAAAGATATCCAATATCAGGGCTGGAGTATTTACAACTAAGAAAGAACTTGAATTAACCCGAGAAGTAAACTTGGGCAGTCCTATTGATTTACCTTTATTATTGTACTCTAAAAATGGATTCAACTTCCCGGTTATCAAGTATACTAAGGATAAGAAAACAAATAGGGATACTGATAAACCAAGTACCGATGAAGACACATTGGTAGAACTTCGGTTAACGGTTAAAGACCCAGAAAGTCCAAAAGCTATATTCCTGGACAATCTTCTTGAATTGAGGGGATTGAAAAAGATGTACACTACATATATTGAGGGATGGCATGATAAGGTACAGGATGATGACCGTATCCATGGTCAATTCAAAATCATTGGTACTACATCTGGTAGATTAAGTAGTTCTGAACCTAACCTTCAGCAAATACCTAAAACCTCCGTAGATGCTAACATAAAGAAACAGTTAGTAGCTCCCAAAGGAAAGTTATATATGGCACTTGACTACTCTCAGGCAGAGTTAAGAATCATGGCTCACCTTTCCGGGGATGAAACTTATCTCGAGGCTTTTGCAAATGGTCAGGACCCTCACCTTGCTATTGCAGCAAAGAAGTATGGTGTATCGTACGATGAAGCAAACAAAGCTTATAGTGATGAGCAACATCCAGATTACAAGGTTTGGAAGAACAGGAGAAAGCAGGCAAAGCAGATATGTTTTGGTATTATCTACGGTATTCAAAAGAAACTACTTGCAGTTAAACTATCTGACCCGAAAGCTGGTATCATAGTAACCCCCGATGAAGCTCAGCAGCAATTGAATGAGTTCTTCCAAGAACATCCCAAGATTAAGAAGTTCATGATTAACCAGGAGAAGGTACTGATTGAACATGGATATATTAAATCTCTGTTTGGTAGGAAGAGAAGGTTACCTCAAGTATACTCAGATAATGAGCAAGAGGCAGCATACGCAGTAAGATTATCGGTTAACATGCCATGTCAATCAGCTGCATCCGATATGAACTTATTCGCTTCAATCCTAAACTATTGGAAAATGAGGCAAGGTAAGTTACCATTTATGCAAGAGACTTGTAATGTTCATGATGCTACCTATTACTTGGTAAGTCCCGAATATATAAATACCTGGGTAGTATACGAGATTTGGGAAACTTGCCGTAACCCAAATACTAAAGAATACTTCAACTTCCAGATAGACGACGTAAGTATGTCAATGGACTTCGTTATCGGGCGTTCTATGGCAGAGGAACTACCTTTTATTCCTGGATATGATTATAGGAAAATGCTTGAACCAGATTTTAATCCTGATGAGTACTTAGAGGAACATCGTAAGTTCAAAGGTATTGAAATAGAAGATTATCCTAAGTTATATCCAGAAGAGATAGAGAAAAATAAGAGAGAGTTTAGGAAGAGAATGTATGAAAGGTAATATACCAGATTTTGATTGTTACCATGTTACTCGAGAAGGTAATGTGTACTCTAAGTATAGAGATAGAGTTACTTGGAGGAAAATGGCTAAGAGAAAGAAGAACAATGGTTACTTGATAGTAAGCCTAAGAAATAATAAGGGGATTAAGTATACGTTTAATATACATAGGTTGGTAGCTTTAATCTACATTCCAAACCCAGATAATAAACCGTGTGTGGGTCATAAGGATAATAATCGAGAAAATAATAAAGTAGAAAATCTTTATTGGTGTACTAACCAAGAGAATACTCAACAATGTATAAGAGACGGTAGATTTAATATACCAAGCCCTAAGTTGAGTGAGGAGTCTATAAATAAGATGATAGAAGATTATTAGAGTGGTATGAGTAACCTACAGATAAAGGTCAAATATGGAATAAGCATTATGACCATGTATAAATACTTCAGTGAAAGAGGTGTTATATGGAAAAAAGGCAAAAGATAGTACGTCTATCCCAGATTAAGAAAAACACACTAAAGATTCTGTTTCAAGGTAAAACCTATGAGATTGATTTAGACCAGGAACTCATGATTGATGAGAACCTGGTCAATCAGTCTTTACGTAGAAGTCCATCTAATTATGCTCTATTGGTGATGGTAAGGGATAGGCTTATATATAAAAGGGATAAACTTGAAAAGGCAAAGGACCAAGCCTATAGTAAGGCATGGCTTTACTACAAAGAATCTGGTAATGTAAACAATGACGCAGCAGCTCATAAAGCAGAGAACAACCAAGCTTATCAGGGAGCATTGAAAAGATATATGAAGGCTGAGTACAATGCGAGTAAAATGATAAGTATATGTAAAGCTTACGAATCACGAGAGAATATTTTAAGAACTGTATCAGCAAACTTACGTAAACAACAGTAACTATGTCAAAAGTAGAATTAAACCTTATCTCGGTAGAAGAAGCAAGGGAGTTGAATGATAAACTGAAAGGTTTGGGAACTCCTACAGGAAGTCGGGTACTTATAATATCTCCGGTAGTAACGGCAGATACCAAAACAAAGGGAGGACTTTATATCCCTCAGGAACACGATAAGGACACAGTACCACGCAAAGGTGTAGTAATTCAGGTAGGACCGATAACTGATGAACAGCAGGAAGAATATCCCGGTCTTCAGGTTGGAGCAGTAGTTACCTACGGTCTGTATGCTGGTAAAGAACTGGATGTAGTAGACCTTCCCAATCAAGTAACAACTATATTATCTTTGAACGAGATACTTTATATTGAAACCAATAAATAAAGCCATGAAAAAGGAAAAAACAACCAAGAAAAAGGGTAGTGTAATGACTACCCGAGAAAAGATGCTTGCCAGGAAAAAGGACCTGGAAAAGCGTAGTGGGGGTGGTGGAATAATCTACCCGAAAGAGGGAACTACCCGAGTACGTATCAAATCTCGAGGTGCAGACGAGGAGTTGGGAATCGAGATTGTCCAATTCTATCTTGGACCCAAAGAGGGAGGTATTATATCTCCGGCTACTTTCGATGAGCCATGTCCTTTCATGGAGAAGTTCCAGGAGCTTAAAAACTCCGACGACCCAGATGATAAGGCACTGGCCTCGAAGTTAGTACCGAAGAGAAAGTACCTTATAGGGGTACTCGGTTACAAAGATACCAAGGGTAAGGAGATTGACCCAGACCGAGTTGATAAACCCATGATGGTACCCCGTTCGGTATATCAGGATATCATTGACCTTTACCTCGACGAAGAGGATTGGGGTGATATGACTGACCCAGTAGAAGGATACGATGTCAAGATTACCCGTACCGGCTCTGGTAAGAATGACACCAGTTATTCTGTATCACCTTGCCAGAAAACCAAGCTGGACAAGAAGTATCGTGGCGAGGTCGACCTGGAGAAAGCAATCCGTGCAAACATTCTTTCATATGAGGAGCTCGAGGAGAAGCTGGCTTCATTCCTTAACGAAGGCGGAGATGAAGACGAAGAGGATGAAGCTCCCCGTAAGAAATCTTCCAAAAGCAAGCTAGCAGACAAGAAGAAGAAAAACGGAAAGAAATATAAGGGTGATATCTAAAATCTCTGGATATATAACTAAAGCAGGAGTGGGGTATAATAGTTTATACCCCACTCTTTTCATATAATAAATAATAAGTATGGCACGAAAGGCAAGAGCTCCTAAAAAATCAGGAGGTCGTAAATTCAAAATACCAACACAAAACGAGATACTCAAGAAATATGGGTCATCTCTCCAATTCAAAGCCAGTACAATAAATCATCATGGGTTGTGGATTCCTTCAACCTTCTTTGCTCTCAACTATCAGATGGGTGGTGGTGTACCCTTCGGTAAGATAATTGAAATCATGGGAGAGGAATCATCGGGTAAATCCCTGATAGCATACAACTTTGCGTATGCAACTCAGCAACTCGGGGGTCATGTAATCTGGGTGGATGCAGAACAAGCCTGGATGAACTCATGGGCTGAAGAGAACGGTCTGGACCCTGAAAGGGTAACAGTACTTAATGACACCCGAATAGAAACCATATCTGATGCTATAGCAGATTTGGCAATATATTGGAGGTCAAAACTAACCAACAACGAACCTATTATCGTTGTGATAGACTCTATAGCAGCTCTGGATTCAATAGAAGCCATAGACGCTAAGATGGCTGATGGTAAAGCCGAAATGGGTAACCGAGCAAAACAGATATACAAGATGTTCCGAATCCGGAATGAGCTGTTTTATCGGTTGGGAGTAACTATGGTATGTATCAACCAATTACGTAGTAAACTTGGAGCAGGCTTCGGTCAAGATACAAGTACTACTCCAGGAGGTGCAGCACTCAAGTTTTATGCTTCAATACGTTTGGCTTTCTATTCTGGTAAGACTCTGAAGATTAAGCATAAGGGTAAAGAAAGACGGGCAGGTAAATATGTAACTGTCCAGATGAAAAAGAATAAGGTATCTCCTCCACGAGAGACCATATCTAAAGCTCCGATATATTTCAATCCAAAATATCACGAGGTAGGGTTTGACAGATACTTCTGGTTGGAAGAGTCACTGGAAGATGCCAGTGTAATTGAAAAACTCAGTGGTGGAACATATATGTTCGAGGGAAGTAAGTTATGCCGAGGAGAGGATGCTTTCCATAAGTTGATTGAAGAGGATGCTGAACTTCGAAAGAAACTTCTTAAGGCTGCAGGTATAAATACTATAGGAACAACAAAACGCAAGATAAAGAAGATTGCACGAAACATGTTCCCTGTTGATGCAGACTTAGACTATGAATCTCAAATAGAATCTGATGATACAGAAGAAGACGAATACATCCCGGACGAGGGGTAGAAAGCCGAGGATGCTTATGGTAGTGGACGGGAGTAACCTTGCTCACCGTTCATACCATAAGTTTAAGAATCTTAAAGCTAATAACGGAGCTGGTACCGGATTAGTATATGGATTCTTAAGAATACTCGGTTCATATCTTGTAAGGTTTAAACCAAGTCACGTGGTAATAACATTTGACACTCAGAAGAGTAAAGAGTCTAACTTCCGTAATGAATTACTTGAAGGTTACAAAGCTCACCGGAGTAAGATAAGTATGGATTATGAAGACTTCAATAAACAGTTAGCTCTGTTGAGAAGGATTTTAAGACTACTCGGGGTTCAGATGATTATAGATAAGAAAGGGTTAGGACATGAATCAGATGACTACATTGCCTGGCTGGCTATAAACCATCCTGGTAAATCTCTCATAATATCTTCAGATAAGGACTTCTGTCAATTACTTGACAAACGAGTGAAGATATTCAATCCCAACAAAGAGACACTAATCCACAATCAAACCTGCAAGGAGATTATGGGTTATTCTGCTGAGGAATGCGTTGATTACCTAATACTTAACGGAGATAAGTCTGATGATATCCCGGGTTACTACGGTATGGGTGAAGTGAAGACCAAAGCTTTCCTGAACCAATTCGGGAGTATAGCTGACTTCATAGATGCAAGAGGAGCAGAGTTTAAGGGCATAGAAAGGGACCAGCTAGAAGAGTTATATAAGAAGAACAAGCCTCTTATAGATTTGAAAGCTGCTTTAACTCTATACCCGATAAAGAAAGTCCCTTGGGTAAAAGGATGTACTAATAATATAAGGAAAGATAGGTTATTCATGGTCCTCGATAAGTTCAATCTGAGGTCATTTAAGATACCTGACTTTTTGGAACCTTTCAAAAAACTACAAACGTATGTACAACGGTAAATATCAAATTATGTTTACAGGTGTTTCCGGAGTAGGGAAAACAACCATTGCAAAGGAAGTATCGGAAATGTTGAAGATACCCTTTATATCTGGTTCATACTCTGACCTGGTGCCCGAAACAAAAGACATGCCCCACGCTGACATGATTCAGCAGGATGCAAAGACAGTATTCATGCAGGATATGCAGGTACTCAATCTTCGTAACAAAGCCTTTCGAGGGGAGGATAACTTTGTAACTGACAGGTCATACTTTGACTCTGCAGCATACTTCATCAATAAGTTATCTCATAGGTTGGCAGAGTGTGACCTGGACCATGCTATAAACTTATGCAAAATGCTACTTGGTCAACAGTGTACTCACTTGATATTCATACCATTCTCCTCAAGCTTTTTCAAGGACTGGGTAACCGAGGATAACGGGAAACGAGTACTGTCAAAGTACTATCAGTTCCAAGTTTCTCAGGTTATGTATGGATTACTTGACCTGTGGGGGTACAAGCCAGATTCCAAAGTAATGCAAGCAGTGAATGGAATACCAAGTACTGGTACTTTGGAAATCATGGGTTACAAGGTAAAGGTTCTCATATTAGATGAGATGAACTACGAAAAGAGAAAGCATTTAATAAGGAAATTTCTTCAGTTATGAAGGTAGATAAGGTAGATAATATTAAAGACTTCCCGGGATATTATATTTCTCGGGAAGGTTTTTTATATAGTAGGTATGATAAGGTAGGCCGTTTAACAGACACTTATAAGAGAAATAAGACGTATGTAAGGTCTAACGGTTATGTACAAGCGGTATTGAAAATAAGAAAGGAGAATAGATTACGTAGAGTATATATACATAGGTTAGTAGCTGAAACTTATATACCTAATCCATATAATAATCCCTGTGTAGGACATAGGGATAATAATAGAGAGAATAACTCTGTAGAGAACCTATATTGGTGTACTCATAAGGAGAATACTCAACAGTGTATAGATGACGGTCGTATGAACTTTAGGCCTAAACTACAATTCTTATTATTTTCAGACTTACACATATCAGACTATAAGAAGTTTCCAAGTAGAGAGCATAGTGGATTTAGAGTATTGGACATTATATCTCAACGATGTGAAAAGCTTGGAGTACCCGCAGTACATGTGGGTGATTTGATACATAGACCTGAGATTATAAGCAATGAGTTATTGTACAGGTTAATAAAAGAGTTTAATCAATTATCTCATCGTAAGTGGAAATTATATTCTATATCGGGTAATCATTGTATAAGTACTCGTAGTGAAATAGGCCATAAACCAATTTCATGGGATAGAACTTTATCTATGATATACCCATGGTTTAAGTGTATAGATTACAAAAGAGTTCATGTAGATAAATGTTATATATATGGAATACCTTATATAGACCATAATATAGGTTTATCTAAATACATATCAGAACTAAAGCTTACTGGCAGTAAAAGAAGTAAACACATACTCCTATTACATACTGACTATCCTGGGGCAAAGGATACGGACGGTACAGTAGTAAACAGTGTAGAGAACCTGAATATAAATTCTATATCAAAGTTTGACTTAACTCTTTGTGGGCATATACACAAACCCCAGAGGTTAGGTAAGAAGGTGTATATGGTAGGTTCACCATATCAACAACGTAGAACTGATAAGAATTGTGAATTGGGCTACTGGGAAGTATACTCAGATATGTCACTTAAATTTATACCGTTAAATGATTTTCCTAAATTTGTGGATGTATCCTCAGAGGATGAAATTAAAGATGATGGCAATTATTATACTGTCATTGCTAGCAAGTCTCGGGTTGTGGCGGTGGAAGATACCCCGCAAATAAATCGGGAACTTACTAAGAAATCTATGGTACGCCGATATATGAAAGCCAAGGGCATAAAAGACAAAGAAAAGAAGGCCACATTATTAAAGGTAATAAAGGAGGCAGAATGATACAGTTTGGAAATATAATCATAGAGGGCTTCTGTTCTATACCTTACCTTGAATTAAATCTGGGTTCAAAGGGTATAACTGTAATCAGAGGGGCTACAGGGGAAGGTAAGACTACAATCTTATCAGCTCTGGTGTGGGGTGCTTATGGTAAGAATCTAAAAGGTAAATCAGATGTAAATACTTGGGAGAAATACAGACCTAAGAATTATAACGGTACTAAAGTAGAGATATACTTTGGTAAGGATGGAAAGACCCATAAGATAACTCGATGCCTTAAATATAAAGGCGAGATAAATGGAGCTAAGGGTAAAGATAGACTCATATATGAGATAGATGCTGTTGAAGTATCTGAAAAGAATAAGGGGGAGATACAGGCGCTTATAAACGCTGATTTGGGTATGTCTTATAGCCTTTTTATGAATTCTATACTATTCGGTCAAGGTATGAAAAGACTGATACAAGAATCCTCTTCAGACAAGAAAGACTTGTTTGAGGAGATTTTTGAGTTGGGATACATATCCAAGGCAAGGGATATTGCAAAGGGCTACTATACGGAAGCTTTGAGAGAGTACAATGAAATAAGCCAGAAGTACTCATCAAGCAAAGAAAAGAAGCAATCTATTCAGCGAATGCTTGATGACTTGAAGAAGCAGGCCAACCATGTAAAGAATGACCTATCTTCAAGAGTAAAGGTTTTGGAAAAGAAGTTATCGTTGCTAGCTAAGGCCAAAAAAGAGAACGAGCTTAAGGAGACAGTAACTTATAAGAACCGTATAGAACAGAGAATTCAGGAAGCCAGGGACAATCAAAAGGAGTTACTCAATAAGATAAATGATGCCAAGAAGAAGACCAGGGTATCTCTAGAAGAGTTTATTGGTGTAATTATAAAGTTACTAAAGAGAGGTGATATTAAAAACTCTTTGAAACGTCTAATGGAGGTAAAGAAAGCCTTTGGAGATATAGAAAGGTTACAAGATAAATGTTCTAAACTGGCGGACAAAATCTCCAACTACAGGGATAAGTTAGAAGAACTTAGGGACCAAGAATATGAGGCAAATAAAGTTCAGAGGGATATTGATTTAACCCATGTTGAGATAAAGAAGCTTTTGTCTGAAAAGAGAGCTGGTGTTAACCTGGGCCTAATCAAGAAATATAAGACCCAGTTATTAACCATATCAGATAAGCTTCAATCTATCGAGAGTGAGATGGAGGAAAAGAGGGCTAAAGTAGATAACTACAAATGGGTAATGGATGACCCCCTTGGAAATAGGGGTATAAAAGCCTTCTTATTTGAAAGCTCTTTGGATATATTGAATGAGACTCTGGAATCATATTCAGAGGTACTTGGGTTTAGTATACTGTTCTATGTAGATATCCAGGGTGTAAAGAAGGACTTCAACACCCAGATAATTATGGATGGTATAGAGGTATCTTATGAAGAGCTATCAGGTGGTCAAAAAACTTTGGTGAACATAGCTATGGCATTTGCTATGAATGAAGTTATGACTAAGGCTAAAGGGATTAACATTGCTTTCTTGGATGAGGTATTCGAGAACCTTAGTTCAGAGTATGTAGACCTCGTAATAGGCCTTATCAGGAAAATATACAAGGATAAAACCCTATACCTTATATCACATCAGGAATCACTCCCAATACCCAATGCCAGGGTGCTTACTGTGACCAGAGAAAGGGGCCTTTCACAATACCGCTAATGACTATTGGTATTAAACACTATCAAAACCATGAGAAAGAACAGTAGAAACAAAGGAAGCAGGTTCGAGCGTACCATAGCAAAGGCCTGGGAATCCTGGACAGGATATAAATTTTCTAGAACCCCTGGCTCAGGAGGATGGGCAAAGGCAAAAGATGCTATGGGAGACTTGGTATGCACTGATGAAAAACATTCGAGAAGATTCCCTTTCAGCATTGAATGTAAGAACTATCAGGAAATTAAATTCGAACATATACTCTTAGGCCTTAGAAGTTGTAAAATCATTTCTTTCTGGGAACAGGCTACAAAGGATGCCAAACGATGTGGAAAAATACCCGTATTGATTATGAGGTATAACTCCATGCCCAAAGGAGAGGCCTTTTTTATTATAGAAGGTAATGGAGCATTGGATTTATTCATGTTAAACAGTTGTTCAGAACTATCACGGATGGAAATCAAAACCCAAAAGGTACACCTATCCGTATACATGTTCAAAGAAGTACAAAGGTTGTTAAACTATATGGACATATTCAAGTATGTCCGGAAATTAAATAAGTAATATGAAGACCCTCTACGTATACTGTATTTTTAGGCTTGATAGGAAGTTCTACAAAAGAATCAACTCTGATTTGAAAAGTAGGGGGTATAAGCATGTGAAAGCCATAATCCCTACTATCAGCGTATTAAAGAAATCTCGAAAGGGTAATAATGAGTACGATGATGTACCATTATTGTTCAACTACGGATTCATACGAATGAAGCCTGAGAAAGCTTTTGATAGATACTACTTAAACAAACTAAAGAAAGACATACCAGGCATAATGTCTTTCATGAAATCCCTTGACTATCGTCCGAAAAGAAAGAGGCTGAGGGTGGATAATGCCGAGGACTTTGATGATTACTCAGTAGTAGCTACCATAACTAAGGAAGAGGTAAAGAAATACAGAAGAATGTCTAAAGCCAATAAGATATTCTCTGCAGATGATATTACCCGGGTAGCTATTGGGGATTACGTGGTACTTAGAGGATATCCGTTTGAGGGAATACCTGCAATCTTATTGGAGAACAACTTGTCTACTAAGATGATGTTGGTAAAGTTATATCCAGAAATGGACGGCAGTTTGGAAATAGAGGTACCTCGAGAAAATGTACTCTACTCTGCCTATCATGAATCAGACGAGTATAAGATGTATTCGGCAGACTATGAAGTAGACTTATCTCAGATTCCAGACGGTAGTACTGAAGATATTTTAATGAACAAACAATACTAAATATGGAACGACATCAAGAATTGGCTTGGGACTGTTTGACCGAGCCCGAGAAGAATAGCCTGATGTTTATTCAGGGCAGAGGACTATCAACTTGGGAAGCTGGAGAAATTCTCAAGATGTCTCATTACAAATATCTGGAACTAAAGGCCAGGGCAGAAAAATTCTTCAAACTATTCTCTGACTACTTTGAACTTCATCCATCATTAGTAAATCCCCAATCTCCAATAGAACCGAGGTTCAGGGACTACCTATTTGGAGCTATGGTTAAAAGGCTACCAAAGGAGGAAGCAAAGATACATTCAGGAGATTCATCTTGGTTGTTAACTTCTATAACAAACCCAAGAATCATAAAGAATATGAAAAGGCTGAAAGAATCAGAGAATAAGTGGGATAAAGACCTCTATGCTCTGATTCTTGAGTTTGATAGATGGAACAACTATCGAATAATGCCTCGTGTATTACAAGCTACTACAGCATATAAGAGAAGGTCAACTAAGAAGGATAAGGTATACTTATCTTACTTTCATCGAATACCTGACTTTAAGATAAGGCAATTGATTACTGAGTATTGGAAGAACGGTCCTTCCGGTAGGAGGTATTTCACAGCTATAGTATCAGATGAACTTTTCCCAGAAGAGGGTTATGGGGTGATGCCAATTAAGAGAGAGGATGATGTTATTAAGGCTGTTACTGATTTAAGGATGTATATATTCGAGAGTCAGCCTATTGCCGATACCTTTGGATTTTTGGTTACAAGGTACTTTGAAAAAACGGTGGATAGTAAAGGGGGCTTGAAGTTCTGGAAGGAGTACAGGGAGGTTATCCAGAAAGCTATTAACTACAAATCAATAAATAACATGGATTTTACTTGTGAGACTCTGGATACTGCCTATAAATTACGCCGGAAAAGAACCACTAAATCTAACTCTTAGAATTTTAATGCAAATATTTTGCAACTTCGAGAAATTTGATTATATTTGCATAACGAAATAAGAAAATAAATTTTATACTTATATAAATATGCGCAAAAGTAAGAAAAAGGACAAAAGACCGTTAAAGCTTAACAAGGAAAAGCTTAAGGTCATGGGAAGTGGGCTAGAAAATATGACCTACAAGGACATGAAAAGAAGAGCAGTTGCTCTCGGCATGCCCTTCCCAGATGCTTGTTCAGCAGATTACAATGGACTGGCATCATGGATTCACCACTCAGAAAATAAGCCGGATAACTCCCTTATTGATGAGTATGATAAGTGGATGGACCAGCAACTAGACCTTGCGGGTTATGCAAAGGACGACCCTATGAGAAACTATCAACTCAATTTAGGGTTCATTGGAGAAGATGCAGTAACCAAGCAAAAGAAAACTAAGAGGGTGAAAGGGTTGGAGAAACCTAAAAAACCTAAGAAAGAGAAGGATGATAACGGTCTCTGGAAAGGAACCAAGAAATCCTATGTATTCGAATTAACCTACAAAGGTTTATCAATCGACCGTATTACTAGAAGAGTGCAAAAGAAGTTTCCTGATGCCAAGGAGAAATCCATTCAGCAATGGTATCGGGCAGCATTACGTAAACAAAAGAAAGAGTAGGGTATGCCTGTTGTATTTAGATTCAAGGGTCATGATGACTTTGAAGAATCCTGCTATAGATTAGGAATCCCATGGGTACCTCCTCAAGTTCTTAAGATGAGTCTAAAACTAAAACAGCAATGGCAAAGGAAAGTACTCTGTGGAAAACTAAAGGTTCATAAATATAGGGAAAGGGATAAACGCTTTCTGGATAGATACCGGGAATGCTTAAAAGAAGCTACCAGGATTAACGGGGTAGTAGACCCCGATTCTTTACCTCCTGATGTAAGGGCATACTTCCTGGAAAAGAAACGGAGGAGAGAGTACTACAATAGGTTCAATAAGGTAGTAAAAGAAATGGACTTAAAGATTTACCTTCATAAGTGGTATCCGTGGTCCTACAACTACAAAGGAGAACCGGCAGTAGTATTACAGGGATTCTATTCATTGAAGGCAGCCAGAAAAAGGTTCTTAATCTATTATGGACGAGAGAACTTAAAAGCAGTTCATTGGATAAAAGGTAAAACAGCACTTGAGAAAAAGTTTGTTATAGGTAATTCTTTACTTATAGCTGGAAAAAGGAAGAAACCTATATCCAAGATATTGCTAACCGAAGCCTACAGAAATCATAAGGAAACAGCCCAAAGGGAAATCGGTAAGAGGATTGCTCGGAAAAAGAGGTTGGGCTCTCAACAAAAGGAAAAGTACTTTTTGAACTTGGTAGATAAGTTTAATTATGGAGCAAAAGAATATAGAACTTTACTCAAGCCTGTTCCGGAAAAGTTTGTTAAGTTATCGAAGGCTAAGGAGATGGAGTCGAAAAGAAAGAAGGCTCTTTACGAAGAAGAGTGATTTAACCTGGGCTCAAATTAAAGTAGCCCTTGCATATAAAGCCATAACTAAACGTTCTGCTATCAGTTCTATCAGGTGGACTAAAAGACATTGGAATGAATATCAAAGGGCAGTATTGAGTAGGGCAGGTGGGATGCCTTTGGTAAGAAAGAGGTTAAATGAGAAGTATATTCTCAAAGAACTATTATCACAAGGCTTTGTTCCAAGGTCAGATTTCCGTATGAAAATGAAATCTGGATGGTATGCTTACTTGGTAACTAACCAAACGGTATGTGGAGAACACTATATTTATCCTGAACACTTTGCTCATGATTATAGGGCAGGTAGAAAGGGTTACAGGGATATCCATACTGCTTTGAACTCCGGAATAGGACAAGAAGGATATACGAGAATCTATTATACTGCATATAAAAACGGAATAGCGAAATGACAGTAGTAAATAAAAGGGAGCCAGAAAATCCCTGGGATGGTATAAAACTCATAGTAGGTATAAAAAAATACTATACCGAAACAGGTAATGCGGTAGACGATACCTTCACCACAGAAGGTGAACCTTTCGAAGTAAAAGACCAAAACGAATTTACTCAGAAAGTAGAAGCTATCAGGGATAAAAACGTATTCTTGAAAGCAATGGCGGTCCAAGAAAACAAGGAGATATATACTCAAAAGTTTATCACGAAACTATAATCAATCAAACATTTTTCAAACAACCTTTTAATTCATTAAATTATGGCAAAGAAAAAAGCTGCAGCAAAAGAGGTAGAACGCAAGGTTCTCTCTAACGGGGTTATCCTCATCAAATACGATGACGGTTCCTATGCACTTCTGACTCCTATTTCGGCAGAAGATGCCGAGGATATCTTCGGTGGGGAAGCCGAAGATTCCGACGAAGATGAGGAAGCCGGAGATGACGAGGATGAAGATGAGGATGAAGATGAGGATGACGAGGATGAGGAAGCCGGAGATGACGAGGATGAAGATGAGGATGAAGATGAAGATGAGGATGACGAGGATGAAGATGAGGATGAAGATGAAGATGAGGATGACGAGGATGAAGATGAGGATGACGAGGATGACGGGGTAACCCCTGAGGACCTGGCCGGCATGGACTTCGAAGCTCTAGAGGACCTCTGCGACGACAAAGAACTCGAAACTGACCCCGACGAATTCGACGAGGAGGACGTGGAGAAACTCCGCAAGGCGGTTGCCAAGGAGCTGGGCATCACTCTGCCCAAGGCAAAGGCCGCTTCCAAGAATGACACCAAGAAAAAGAAAAAGTAAGGGTCCTTCCGACTATAACAATTCCTGAGGGCTGCTATACTCTTAATTAGCTGAAGATAATACCTGGTAAAGATGGCATCAAGTTCATTCATTCAGGTCAGCCCTCTTTTTAATCAAAAACCTTAATCAATAAAAGATATGGCAACCAAGAAGAAAGACAAAGCAGCTGAGGCAAATGCTGCAGCAAAAGCAGAAACGAAAAAAGGCGGTAAGAAAGAACTGACCGCAGAAGAGAAGAAGGCCAAACGAGAGGCCATGAAGGAGCGACTCAAGAACCGGGCACCTGGTCAGCGACCCAACAGCAAACAGTGCGATATCATCGACCTGGGCGGTGGCAACGTTGCAAAGACCTTCGCCATGAACGTACGGAAGTACGGCGTTCTCATCACCTCAGTGGTTACCGACAAGGACGGCAAGGTGATTGCTGTCTCGAATGCAACCATCCCCGGAGTATCCGTCAAGTCCAAGAAGGAGCACGGCACGCTGGTCCCGAAGATGCCCGGCATGGGTAAGAAAGGGAAGGCAGCCGATGCAGAGGATGACGAAGAGGACGAAGACGATGAGGAATAGGCACACGATGCAGCCTAACCAATTCGGACATAGTTTTTGAGTCATACAGGGGAGGCCATCCGAAAACAAAGGGTGGACCTCCCCACTTTGTATAGGTATATGCAAGAAGACGATGAAATTATATACCTGGCATTATGTAATCAACTGCAATCATATCAGCTATTGCTAGAGGAAGAAAAAGACATCACCGAAGAAAATAGACTGATGGCAGAGTATATTATCTCTAGAACTGAGCAATTGATTGAAATATATGCCCAGAAAATAGGAAGTGACACCTTTATTCAAAGACCTCAATGGGACAATTTAACTCCTCCGTAAAAGGGTTGATATATAGGATTAAGGATATGACCCGATTGATTCAGGACATTGATGCTCAACTATCAGTGCCAGGATTATCCCCCGGAAAAAGGCAATCTTTAATCAAAGATAAGACCCTGAAATTAGGTAAGGTCAAGGCATTAGTCAAAAGGGTAGAAGACCTGGCTAATGGAAATATCCTAACCATAACCTTTGAAAACAAGGGCACTGGGGAAAGATATAGGATTATATACACCAACATCTCTCAGGATGATGCCATTGCCCATCTGAAATTGATGGCATATCTTCGGGGGATAGAAATAATCATCTCAGAGATAAAGGAAGTGCAGACCAAAAACTCCATGACCAAACTATAAACCTGCAAAGGTAATTCAAACTCATTTTTTAATCAACTCAATAACAATGGCAAAGGACATTAGCAAGAAAGAACTGGCAGCAAAGAAAGCTCGCCGGGCTCAGAAGGAAATGCTGGCCTACATGGAAGAGAACAATCTCGACCCCAAGAAAGACTGGACAGGCCACAAGAAACACGGTAAGAAAATCCAGGCATGGATTGACATTATCAACCTCGGAAACAAGAAGGCCCGGGAACTCAACGAGGAAAAGGCCATCGAGAAGTCCGAGAAGAAAAAGAACAAGAAGCCGGAAGCCCATCCCAAGAAGGAAGAGGTAACCAGCACTCCGAATGCCTACGACTATCCTACGGTAGATGGCAAGGAGATGACTTCGGACCAGAAGAAGAAGTATCGCCAGAAGATGCGTACTCTTCTGAAGACGATGTCGAAGGAGAAGGCCGAAGCAGAAGGAAAGAAGTATGCTGCAGAGCTGGCTTCAGGTTCGACTGCTGTTCCAAAGAAGGAGAAGGCAAAGAAGGGAGAGCCGGCCAAGGAAAAGAAGGCCGAGAAACCTGCCAAGGAAGGCAAGGACAAGAAGAAGAAAAAGAAGGCAAAGAAAGAGGAGGATTAAACCGATAGGCAATCAGTGAAACTTCTCATGCCCCGAATCCACGAAGGGTTCGGGGTTCTTTGTTGAATATACCTATACAACACCACTGAATTTAATTTGCATATTATAATAATAAGTATTATATTTGCATAACGAAATATTATAAAGATGAAAATCAACCGAGGCTGTATTAAACTGAAATTGCAAAGGCATCTATCTGCCCAAGAAATATGGAACCAGATTATGGATGTGCATATTCAGGCGCTGGAATCCCTTTTAGAGGATAAGAGCTTAGATAAATGGAAAATTATATTCCCATGCTATGGAACTTCTCTAGAAGCGGTAGAATCAATGGCAAGGGAATATATAGAAGCCTTCAAAATGGTTCAAGGCAATACGTTCAACGAAAGATATGAGGATGTTGAAACTATGTTGGTAACCGGATTAAACCAAAGATGGTTCAATACTATCATGAGTACACTCTATATGATGGAAGAGGACTTAATGGAAATGAGTTCTGATTCCGTCTTCACTCTCTGGGATATTTTCTTCACATGCCAGGCATTGCGTAAAGAAAATAATGTGGTAGCTATGGGACTTAACACTTTCGAGCTTAAAGGACAGTAAAGATGAAAGACACAATTAAAATCACAGGCTCATCAAGGATTGAGAAGGTTATCTTTGATGACGAGACAAGGGACATTGAGATAACCTTCAAAGGGGAAAAGGTATACCGGTATAATTCGGTATCTGAATTCGACTTCAGAATGTTCAAAGAGGATATCCAAAACGGAGAATCCGTTGGGAAGTCCTTCGAGAAAAGAATCAGGAATAAATACGCAGGAGTAAGATTATGAAAAGGTATTACCTCCCAGACGGGGAACCCGATGAAGCTAAGACCCTTTGGGTAGCAGTAAAGAAAGGTATTATAGGGGTATCAGTATTCTGTGCAATATGCGTATTGTGGGATACTAAGACAGTTCCCCCTACTCCCGATGCTACTCCTCACTGGAAAAACTGGGATGAGTCAAGACACTTATCCGAGGTAAAGAGCTATGACTACAAAAACGGTATCATTCACTATCGGGATGAATCTACCGGAGAGAGATTCAGGGAGTTAAATCTTCATGGGTCTTCTGGCAGTTATGGTTCTGGTATAACTCTGCAAGTATCAGGTGCATCAGTACACCTGGATATGGATGTGGAAGAACTCATGGACCAGTTAACTGAGGATGTAGATTTTTACGAATACTTCGAACGAAATATGGATTGATATGGCAGGTCGGATTAAATTCAAAGTAAACAAGTACGTTCACGGTTCAAGAAGCAAGGATGTATTTGAATTCAAGCCTAAAGCTCAGATTATATTCGAGGGTAAGAGGATTGGTCAGATAATTGACACAGAGGTATACTTCTACATAAGTGTAAAAGACCGTACCCTAAACTACATACCTGAATTGTGGGGAAAATTCTCTACTCATCAGGAAGCAAAGGAAGCAGTAATAACTCAGGCAGAATATATCTGGAAAACACTAAACATTTATCACCCACTTAAAACATTAGCACCAAACTACGGATTATGGGAAAAGAAGTAAAGAAACCGACAAACAGCTGGGTATGGAAAAAGATATTCGGTGTAACCCTATTGGGATGGATGAATATCCTGATATTTCAATGGCTATTCATCCGGATATCTTATAATTGGGTATATGTAGACCCTGACAAAGATGAAGATGCTAGAACAGATGATTTCTGGGATGATGAGAAACAGCAGTTTGTTGCAAAAACTTTCTACTACTATGCCATTATCGGGTGTATTATACCTCTAACGGGGTGGTGGGGAGACTATGTAATGCCGTTCAAATTCAAAGGTCGGTTAACTAAGGTAAAAGAATACTACGAATGAGTACAGTAGACTTCAAAGCTGCTTGTGCAGCTCATAGGAAATGTTGCCCATATAAGGCAACTCCATCTACAAAATGTAAAGTGGAGGACAAGGATAAAGAGAATTTATATGAGAGGTATAAAGGTAAATGTGGGGCTAATGTAGAAACTCCAGATGGTTTATGCCCGGTAAAAGATTGCTACTACATGGCCAAGTTCAAAAAGACATTAAAGAAGTTATCCGAGAAGTAAACTAACCTATACCTTGAACGTACCAGAAAAGTAGTTGCAGAATTATTTGCAGGGATAAATATTTATATCTATATTTGCATAAACAATAAAAGGGAAAAGCCACAAGAGGTTAACACACAGAAGCCAAGAACACAACCTCAAAGAAATTGATAAAAATATTTGCATATATAGAAAAGTTCCCCTATATTTGCATTAGGAAAGAAATAATAAAACACTTTTAATTTATTGTAAAACCTTTTAACATTGTTAGTCATGAAAAAGAACAAGAAAATTCAGGCTCAGAAAATCGAAAAGACCAACCCGGTAGAGGGAATCAACAACCTCATCGAAGAGAAGACTCAGAAGGTCGAGAAATCCAAAAAGGCTCTGAAGGCCGAGGCTAAAAAAGAGGAAACTCCTGAAGCGGCCAAAGAGAAGAAGGTCAAGAAGACCCAGAAAGAGAAACTGGTCGATAAGACCAAGAAAAAGGTCGAAGCCAACCTCGTCGAGGAAGTGGTAACGAAACGGGAAGTCAAGTACATCTATCCGGCAGACTGCGAGGACACTCTTTCCCGGAAAAAGTTCCGGCAAACGGTCCGAAACAAGATTCATCAGCTGGAGCTGGCAATGCTCCGAATCGAGGACCAGGACTCCAAGGAGTTCAAGAAAGCAAGGAAGGAGTACCTCGAGTACAAGAACCAATTCGTCAAGGAATCCGTTGCAATCTAATCTTTCATAGTAGGAGAGGGGTACCGGGCTAAGTAAGGTCCGGGCCCATTAGTATAATAACACTTTAACGATATGAAAGATTATGGTTGTCGGCTTACCTGAGAAAGCAATTCAGAAAGTAGACAAGGAATTGCTAGAATTACACAAAGAAGTTCTTAAGTCATATCTCACACAACGGAGTATAAAGCACAAGTACCAAAAGAAATTCTTTAAGATATACGACCACTACATTACGGAGAAGAATATAAGAAGGTTTTTCTTCCGTTCTGCTAAGCTGTTTGTATATGCTTTAGTAACGGACCGATTGGATGAGATTGAAAACTATGTACCCGTAAAAGATAAGAAAAATCATGTTTCCAGAAATAGTAAAAAGCGTAACGCTTGATAAGTCCAGGATTACCTATTACCTTCAAACTCAGGAAGGGGTGCAAACCCGTACTGAATGTCCCATAAATCCTGAATTATATCAGGTAGAGGATTTAGCCTTTAATTGCAGTGTAAGGTCTAATCAGTATCTTCCTGATTATGCAATCAAAGGGTATTTCACGGTAGATGAATATTTACAGCACCCGGTATTCATTAAGAATACAAATGGGCCTCACCTATTATATATCACGGGTATTCCCAGGAATCTTCCTGAGGTAGAGAGGAATAGGTTTAGGTTCCAGGAACATATTTGGTTATCATACTGGGAAGATAAGCATATAGGCTACCTTTTCCAGGTGGTAACTAGAGAACAAGCATTAACTCACTTAATAAATCAATAACTTACAAAATACAAAGCACTATGAAAACTCAGGAGTATGTAAAGCAATTCAAGTTGGACCGGGAACATTACAACTTTAACCGGGAGAAATTTATTGAGGCCTTCGGTCAGGAATTTAATGACCGAATTGAGGCAACCATTACAGCCTGTAAAAAAATGCAAGTGCAGTTCACCTACGAAAAATTCCTCCATGCCATAAAAGAGCAACAGGATAAATTCCGGAATATTTCCAACAAGAAAGTCGGAGAACCTTTTTCGGAAGGTTTATTCTCGGCATTCTTTGCCTTACATGTTATACCTCTACGGGCAAGTCTTTTCCCTAACATTCATGCCAAATTAGAGGAGAAGAGGAGAAAGGCAATTGAAAGGTATGCCAAGATTAAGGCAGAACTGGAGGCTGCTGAAAAGGAACGGCAGGAAAGGGAAAAGAAAATGGAACCGGTTATAAATGCTATGATGACATACGCAGTAGCCAAAAGCTTGGCAAAGCAATCCAAGCAGGTGGGTAATAAACCCAAGGGAAAGAAGTAAATCCTAATAATACAAGACTCTAAAGTTACTAAGATTTTATGAAGACCCTTTTAGAGATAGCAAAATTGGTAGAGGATAAAATGGTGACCTTGTATCAGGAAGCCGGAGAAAATGAGGTAAACATGAGCTATTGCTTCAGACAAAGTTCTGTAACCATAGAAATGCTTTATCCTAAACATGTGCACAAGCTGCTATCTGAACTTTTAGCTATGAGTAACCAGCTTAAATGCGAAAGTCATATAGCAGATTACAAGCTCTCAATAAGCTCATCAAGATTGAAGGTAAGCCTATTTCAGTAATCCAGCAACCTGACTATCAAAGAGTTAATTCAAAAAGGCCCTTACCCAATCGGGGCCTTTTTATTTACTTATCTTGGGATTAACTATTAGATACCAAAACTTAACACTATGAAAAAACAAAAGATAGTTCCAAGGTTTCCAAGAGGAATGGGAGTAACCCAATTAGCTTTACAGGCTAATGCTGGAGATGATGAAGCTCTCAAGAATCTGACCAAGTTCATTATCCATATCTGGATTGTCAACAACGGGAAATTATGGGCAAAGGTTTATTCCGTAAATGAACTCGCAGATTTCTTGAAATGTGAACCAGCAATTATTCAGATGCAAATGAAACAAACGTTTCTAGACAACGGTTTATTTGACCGTAGCAAGATGAATGAGATTGCTGATTCTCTTATGGGAGCTTGCATATCATGGGCACTTGAAGACCGTATGGAAGTAAGCCAGCAGGTTCAAATACTCAGGGATTCTCAGGGCGGAAGATATGCTCCATTCATCACCTCCGAAGTCAATAAGGCTCTTGGATTGAAACAGCAATCTACAACTTCTCTTCAGAGTTTAGTAAGGGCAGTAACTGGAGGGGGTACCGTGAATATCTTTGCTCAACAGAACAATCAATTCAATAATGGTGCCCAAGAAGAGCAGACTTTAACTAGAGATGAAGCCATGGAAATGATTCAAAGGGAGTTGGCTGACAAGGGTGGTATAAAGGAAATTGAATATGTAGAGAACCAATATGACTTCAAAGAACTACCTGTTGTAGTTGCAACCAAACAAGATGGCAACATAGGTGAGAAAGAAGGATTAACCCTTAAAAACGGAGAACTCGATAGCGTAACCGGGGACTACCATGGTGCCTTAAAAGTTTTTGACGAAGACCATCACCAAATCCGACGAGAGATAGAAGAAGGAATAGCTTATGAAGAAGTAGACCCCGAAATCCAAGATTAGCCATTGATTTTTATTTGCATATTTGAAATATAATTATTAAATTTGTATAAACAAAAATCAAAAGGCTATGGATTTAATAATAGACTCAGTAGCAATGACACTATAGCTATTGCTCTTGGTGGTAAATTAAAGGGAATAAAGGTTAAGAATTCCTGGGTAACTCTATATCTATCCCAAGATGACCTTTGTAAGATACAATATACCCTTGAAAAATTATGATTATCAGGGTGAGTATTTAATATCATTCCTGGATAGATTTTTAAGTATTAAAAGTGAAAGTGAACAAGGAGAAGAGATTCAATTCAATCTATAACAAACACCTACTATGAAAGAAGTATTAAACGCAACTCAAGTAGTAAACCGAGTAAATCAACTTATCAATGAAGGTAAGAAGTTAAAGGTATTCGGTTTACCTTATCCACCTTATCAGGAAGACTTGGTCTTTACCGATGAGAGAATCAATCGGCAGGGTTGGCTATGCACCGACTCGAAGGTAACTTTATCAGCATCTGCCTGTGCTACTAAGATAAAGATACACACAATCACGGGTTGGTGCAACCTTTTCCAATATGTTGAAAACGGCAAATACATCGATACCCTCAGTGAAGACGGGAACTACGTCGGTATGCAGGTTATGGATGATATCTGCCCAGGAATGCTTCTGGGAGAGTCTCAGGAAGACAAGTTGATAAACCTGGGTATGATTATAGATGTAATGGATGATGAAGATGAAGCTATTCGTACGGTAACAGTAGTTGGTACGGATTTCTTGGAAAGAAACTATCATTCATTAGCCAAAGAACCTTCAAGTTACTTTGTATTCGACAAAATCATGTAACACTTTTAGATATGCACACTAATCATCGCATAGCTATTTTAATCAGGGCAAGCAGACTTTACTGCCACAGCATGTACCAGGAGTATGAACCTAAATATTACTCCACAATCAAAGAAGTAGTTCTCAACTTTACTAACAAACTCTTCGGTACAAAGAGTATTGAGAACAAGATAGATATCAAGGTATTGCCTCTGTTTGAGGATAATTACATAGGGGTAAATATAGCTATGGAGTTCCCTGATGAATCCGGTCTGGAGTTCGAGCTTTACAAGCAACCACTTATTCCGGAAGAAGATTACTACTACAAGCCAAAACCCATACCAGCTAAGGCCTAATAAATAAAGGACCATTAAGACCTCTTATCTAGAGGTCTTTTTTGTGTTACTAAACTAAACTTACCTTTATAAGGATTAAAATCTCTAGAACCTATTCCTACTGCCTGATGCCGAGAAGTTTTATTTGCATATTAAAAATATTATTGCTATATTTGTATAAAGATAAAAATAAACCTTAAATATAATACCATGGAAAAGAAAAAGATTAAGGACTTAGCAAAAGGGGAATACTTTATCCTGAATCCCATCGAAGAACCCAATGCCTCTCAAGTCTGGGTAAGAGGAGAATACATCAGGGAAGCTAAGAAATACAGTACCTACAAATGGGAGGACACTAATCATGAAACTCTCAGGAAAGGAGACAAGGAAGTTTACATAGGTTTCACCTTTTAACACTTACAACTATGGCACAGCAGAAAAGGTACAAATTGCTCATCTGGTTCTATCTCCACAATCACCTTCACAAAAGTATTCATGCTGCACATAGCATGGAGGTAGAACTAACCCGGAAAACTGAAGTTAGTGAATGGATAGATGAAAATGATGAGAGTATTGCAAAAGCATACCTCATTGACCGGGTTAAAGATACCCGAGAAACGGTAATAGAAAGAAATATAGAACGAACGATATACTAAAACTAAAGATTATTAGTTACACAGTAGAAGACCTGATTGGAGTCTCGGAAGAAATGGACCCTCAGGCACCAGTAATGGTAGCAGTACAACTTATATGGCCATTTGAACACAGTATCACTGGAGTTATCAATGCTCAGAACGGGACGGTATACCTTGCATCCAGACAGGAAGGTTATTTACCCATAGAAGCTAAAGAAGCTTTCGAAGAGAACGGTATCCCTTTCTAACCTCATCTGACCTCGGATTTATATTTGCAAATATAGATTAAATTCATTATATTTGTAATATAGAAAAGAAATAAAATCGAATATTATGAAAGATTACAAAAAGGTATTGCTGGATGGGTTAAAGAAGTCGAGCAATGTTCAAGAAGAAGAGAGGGATTGCATTAAAGAAGCAATCAAAGAAACCTACCTTGGTATGGTAGAAGAGTTGGATGCCCGATTAGGGTTAGAACTCTTTGATTATCGGGTAGAAGTAAGATACTACTCCGATGGAATCCCGGAAAGGTTCAAACATACTCTCTGGGTTAAATTCTCGGATGAGATCATGCCCAAGATGTCTTTCAGAGGGGCAATGCAACAGGTGGTATCTATCCTCTCAACTGGAGATGATGAAGTAAAGATTATCAGTCATAACACTGGACTCAAAATCGAGATAGTAGCATGAGTGCATTCAATAAGATACAAAGAGAATACAACTGGGTATGCAAGCATATAAAAGGGCCTTTGTATAGAATAAAGATGCAAGAGCTATACAATGAGGCTAATAAAGCTATCCTCAACCCAAAGTTAACTCCAGAACAGAAATTAAAACTAATCGGTATCAGAGATACATTAAAGACAAAACTATGAAAAAGAAAGAAGAACAAGGGTGCTTAAGGCCCCTACTGATAGCTATCGTATTAGTACTGGCAGCGACGATTTGGTACCAGATATCCTACCAAAGTGAGGAAAAGAAAGAGCCCGAGACAAGGCAATTAGTAAATCCCGACGGGAGCCTAAAATTTGAAGCAGTTCAAAGATTGGCTCCCGATTATATTGATAGCCTCAAAAGAGCCGGTGAAATTGAGAGATGGTTAAAAGAACACCCTCAGCAAAACATCAATATACACATCACTATAGAAGACGAACGCTGGTAAAGGCCGTTAATATTTATTTGCAAAATAGCAAATATTTTGCTATATTTGTATAAAGAGAAATAAATATAAACCATAAATTTAATAAGGCCATGATTAAACAAACTCGTAAACCTATTCAATTAACCAAATCAATGTTAATTAACATACTTAGAGATATGGAGGCTAAACACTTAAAAAGTGCTACCATATACGACAGGGATTCAGAGGAACATGTAATCCTATCAATAGAGGAGATTAAATACTTAATCGACTTACCTCAACAGAATTACCGTATACTCCCCGCAGAGTACAACCCTAATAAACTCAGCTAATCATGAAAACACAATCAGTTCTTCATTTATACCCCCCCCTGAAGAAAGTTCACGGATGGTGCAAAAGACAAGGCATGACAGACCCCGAAATGTATTTCCAATGCACATTCAGGGAATTTCTCCGGAGATATGGTATGCTCCTTACCCAGATTAAGACCAGAAACAATCAGTATGGTGGTCATCATACTTTCACCTTCACACCCGCTCCGGGTACGGAAATATTTGGTGATACAAAATAAGAATTGGAATCAGTATTCGACCTATACGTTTCTTCCTTGGATTATTTCCAATATGAGGATATTGAGGTAATCGAGAATAAAAATGGTATCCTCCGTATCCGCTGCCATTATCCTTTCTAGCAACTTAAAAATAACAGGATATAAACACTTAAGTTAATACTGCAATGATTACTGGAATGGGCTATCCTCTGCTCGGTAATAGCCATAGTATCATTCCTAATCTTAAAAGCTTATTCAATATGAATAATTACACACATATCATTGGAGACCCCTCAATAGAGGCTTACTTCCGAACCTTCCTGCAATATGCAGAAACCAAGGGCTTCAAGTTAACCGAATTCGAACAAACCCTGAGAAGAAAGGGATTAAGGTCACAAGGAGTATTCATAACCCTTAACAAATAAAGCCATGAAAGACATTTTAGTATCTTACACTCAGCAAGAAAAGGATGAAGCCACAGGAAACTACATCTCAGTAAATCACAAAGGATATATTCAACACTGGGACTGTTGCCCAACCTACACAATGGCCATAATCCTCGGTATCGAAGGAAAATTCCACTCAGTCTCAATAGATAAAATCTGGGTAGAAAAAGAAGATATGCCCCAAAACAAAGAATAACCATGAAATCAATAGAAGAAATCATAAAGGAGTTAACACCAATAGAAAAGGTACAAACCTTAATATCTATGATAGATACTCCATGTGGCAGGAGAAAATATCCCAAGGGTATAATCCTCTTGGCTCAATCCTTAAAAGAAGACTACCCAACCTCCCCCAAACAAGAATAAATACAAATATTCAAACAATCCTTAATATACATATACCTATATGATATTCATTAAGGAATACATGTAATATAAATATACATCACAATCATATATGGCTTTTAGGATTGGCTTTTATCTTAGAAGCCTTTTAGTTTGACCATTAGGATAGGGCAAAAGTTAACAAACAGTCCTTGTGACGGGTCCGGACAGCGAAAAAGTCCAAGGGCCATAAAATCAGGTTAGGGCAAATTTTTGGTTAAGGCATTCTTAGGGCCCCTTACTGTGTACCCTAAGAGCTCTGGAGCTATCTATGTTACTATACGTATTAGCTAAGTCGACTTAGGGCCCTAAGACCCAAAGAGAGCCCTAAAAGGCACCTTTAAGGTACCCAAACCCCTACCTTATTCAAATCTATATATATATAATATAA